ATATTATATATTTGCTACCATTTATATGAGATATTTCTAAATGGTTTATGTTTACATGTTTTGGCAATGAGGATACCCATTGTATAGCTTCGGCCATATCTTCTGCAGTCAATGCATTGTCTTTCTTTTCTATCTGAGTGTCAATAGTTCCTGGGCAGATATCTGTTATTTTAATGCCATAAGCTGGGAATTCCATTCTCATGGTATCGACTAAACCTAACTGACCTCTCTTTGCATTTGAGTAATTGCCTGATCCTCTGAATGGAATCTGTCCACACAATGAAGTAATGAATACAATGGTTGGCGATTCAGACTTCATCATTGTAGGAACAAACAACTGCGAAATGTACATAGGACCAGATACGTTAATATCATAAGCTCTCCTGAAGTTATCCATGGATTCATGAATAATTTGCGTTGGCCCAGCACCACCACCAGCATTATGAACTAGTAGATCTATTGTAGCATCTTTGTATTTTACAAAGAATGATTGAATCTGTTTTTCATCTGTTACGTCTAGTCTATTAATTTCAACATTATTAGACTCTAGATCTTTCATAGCACCCAAGTTCCTAGATGCAGCAATGACTTTATATCCATTGTTTGCTAAAAGCTTAACCGTAGCTCTACCTACGCCTTTGCTGGCTCCAGTAATTATCGCTGTTTTCATTACATTGCTTCTTGGGAATGGAATCCCATATTATTGTGTATCCAATGGCCTGGGACCATATATTTAAAACCAGTTTTAACAAGGTGGGCAGTATGAAAATATGGCGCAGACGCTGGGAAAATAATTATACTATTTGCTTTTGGTTTAATACCTACATCAAAATTTTTATTCACTAGAGCTACATCATAATCTGGATCTATATGAGGTTTTTGAATAATCCCATCATGGTCTACAATCTTAAAGGATATCTCTCCACCTTCACAATCATCGTTCAAATACATAACCAAAGAGTATCTTAAAGTTTTATCACCATCGAGTTGATCAAAATGAGATCCCATAAATGTTCCAGTGTTATATCTCTTTATATTAAACGTTGGGAATAATCTTGGTTCGTCATAATCGCCTAACGATTCTGCATAGTCTTTAGAAACTTTATAAAAAGCATCTATAACTGAATCATAAACATATGACATCTTTTCATCATCGCTATCCGAACCAAATGTTTTGGTTTTCCCATATATGAAATCTTTGTCATTAGACGACGTCCATGGTTCCCAATCATTATTTAATTCTTTTAAAACTTTATCGAAGTTTTCAAAATCTGGTATTACATTTTCATAATAGTAAATTTTTTCGTGTAGTATATTTTTATCCATATAGCTCCTATTTAGTGTTAAAGTTTTCTAGTACTGTCCAGAAGAATGGGCAAGTAAATCTAAGACCAGAAGTTACTGGTGTAACCCCGTGCACATAATTCTTGTCCCCTGGGAAAAAATATGCCGACCCTGCTTTTGGTTTTATCTTTATATTTTGCGCTGGAAAATATAGTTCTCCACCTTCGTAATCATCATTGAAATAAAAGATCGATGCTATATCATAGTATGGGAAAGCATTGGGTTTACCAGCATCTGGTCCTTCATGCAATTCTTTATCAGCATGCGGAGTTTGGTGAGTGCCTACTGGCCATTTAACGACCGCAGGTCCTGTTGCTCTAACGTTTACATTAAAGAAACTATCTACTTTAGTTTTAAGCCTTTGTTGCATGTCTTGGATTAAAAGCAATATTGTTGGGTCTACTTTTTGTAAAGAAGCATGTGTTGCGACTCTATCAGCCCAATAATCCGCATCATAAATTACTGTTCCATTCTCATTTTTTTTACTCTCAGTAATATCCCATACCGTATTGTTAACAGCAAAGTTCCTAAGCTTCTCTTGCTCCTCTGGTGTAAGAAAGTCTGATACTTCTACAATGTTATCTGGTGAATCGCCAAAATACCCAGATGGAATTAGCGATACGAACTCACTTTGATCATCATTTTTATTGACAATTATTTTTTCCATGTTATTCACCTTCAATGACTTTTAGTCTTATTAGTTTAACTTCGTGTTCACCAACAATTTTTCCTTCATGATTCACAGCATCTCTATAAAAGTCTGAGAACTTACCAGATTTATTAATGTGACTTATCACTTCGTTGTATCCTATATAATCTTGATGATATGATGTTGGCATCTCGTTATAGTTTTTAATATGCAATTCTGTGTTCTGTAAATTGGTTAAAGATATTGGAACAACTGCCATAACTGGAGTGCCTGCTTTAATAGTTATTTCTCTATTAGCTTCTGTTATTCTCCATGCGCATGGTAAACTACTATTATAAAAAGAAGTGCTTATTATGGTTGTGAATGGTGATACCCCAGGTATATGTTGGTTTGGAACTGGCATAGTTAAAAGGCTATAATCATTTGGTGTTTTAAAAACAAGCCCAGTATTAAAACTTATAGTTGCATTTCCTCTGTTTGGATGAACATAGTTTTTTCCAGCTAGAATATGGATATGATCTGGTGTTGTATCAGATATACCATCCCAGATAAAAGTAATATCTTCAGGAAAAGAAATACCCCAACCTAGACCATTGGCAAGGCTTATTGGGAAGCATCTATAAGCATGAGAATCAGCTGTTTCATCCATCCATTCTCTTTTTACATTTAATGGAGTGATGTTGGAATAACCATTTCTCATCTCATAAACAACAAAGCCTTCTATCATTATTCTGGCCACCTGTCGGCTTTGTCTTTATCTTTAGTATAGTAAGATACAATAGTATATTTAACACCATCATTCACAGCACGGAAACCATACGAGTAATCGTGGGTGCCAGGATAAGCAACCATTGTTCCAGGAGTTGGTTTTACTTCAAGATCTTTTTTTGGGAAAAACATTTCTCCGCCATCAAAGTCATCATTCAGAAAACAAATAGATGAGTATTGACGATGTGGGAATGGGTATTCTTCTCCCGGTGTAACGTATTCACTATCTGGGTCATATTCACCATCTGCATGTACGATTTGATGATCACCTTCAAACCATCTAATAATGAATAGCGTATCTGCATAGATGGGTTCTGTAAGGCCTTGTGTATCAATTATATGTTGAATAATACGTTTTCGTAAATTAACTAACAATTTTATAATCAATTGTTCTTTAGGATCATCGATATCTAAATGATTAATGTCAAGTATCCGATTGTCCCAAAAGTTATCGTCAGGTCTTTTATTTTCATCGTCAGGTATCCTGTGCCAACCAAGTGGTGCTTCATTTTCAATATAGCTAAGAACCGTGCTTATATCTTCTGTACTTAGAAAATTTGGTTTTACTGATATCATTATTTTTCTATCTTAAGTGTAAAAGTAATTTTTGTCAATTTGGTAACATGTCAGCTTTGTTTATATCTTTTGTATAAAAAGATGAAATAACATATCTGATCCCACTAGTCACAGGGCGAACTCCATGAAGGTATTCGCGGGTTCCTGGGAATGTAAGCATCATTCCTGGCACTGGTTTTAATTCAAGATTATGCTGTGGGAAGTATATTTCTCCACCGTCAAAGTCATCGTTTAAATAAATAAGAGAACCACAGTAACGGTGTGGGAAAACATATTCACCTTCTTCTGAAGTATTATATTCAGCATCGGCATGGGGAACTTGTTCATACCCTTCTGGCCATCGCACTAGCTGAACCGAGTCACCATATATTGGTACTGTAAGGCTTTGTATTTCAGTGATATGTTGTTTAACACGGTTTCTTGTGTTTATAAGCAATTCTAAAACTAGTTTATCTTTTGGACTGGGATCTTCAATATCCATTATTGCAAGACATCTATTTCTCCAAAACAATGGTATATTTGGGCCCCACTCTTTTGGAGCATCATACTTAGCATAATCGAGGATGGTGCTTACTTCTTCTGGACTTATGAAGTTTCGATTTATTGATATCATTATGGTTATATTTTATTTAATTGCTTGACTCACGGTAATGTCAAGTATTGGTTTTCCGGATTCTACATCCTGGTATACAACGCCTTGATCTATTAATTCTTTTACTTTTTGATCATACGCAAATGTTGTTGTGACGTATCTAACCCTATCACCTGTGACAGGTTTAACTCCATGAAAGTATCTTCCTATACCTGGATGGATTAACAAGTCACCTTTTGATGATTTATACTGTAAACCTAGTTTTGGGTAGTAAATCTCGCCACCTTCAAAGTCACTTAGGTAGAGTGTGAAAGCTAGCTGAACAAAATTGTTCCTGCCCATATCTTCTGTAGGGTTATCGGAATGTTCAAACATCCCTTGACCCTTTTGTATCCTGTGGATAGATCCAGGATCACTAAGAAACCAGTCTTCTGTAAACAGAGTCGCTATTTGTGCTTTAATCTCTTTGTTCTTCTTATTTACTTCTTCGTTGTCAACAGTATATAAAAACTTTCCATACCACCAACCTCTTCTATTTCTTTCCCACCATTGTTCCTCTGGGACAGACTCTGCAAAATCAACGAGGTAATCACATGTTTCATCTGAGATGAAGTTTTTTATTACCCATATGTTCTCTTCAATTTGTACAAAATTAGGGTGTGATTTAAGGATGTCGTAATTGAATAATTCCATACTTACTTAGTCAACAACTCAAAGCTTTTACATATGTGACAAAAGTAACGGTTCGGCGGGGGCGGCGCGGCTTGCATATATATTTCCCGAATTTTTTAATCTTTTAATGAGATCGTAATATAGCTTATTCAGTTATAGGCTCAGCAATAGTTGTGCCTTTATCATGAACATTCCAGTGGCACCGGTCAAATCGGCTTGGGGTTCCATAATGGTTGTAATGAGTCCATTGTGGAGGTCTTCCTTTTATTATACCTGCTGGTACTCTTTCGTCAGGCGTTCCCTCATGTATTATACAAAAACCACAGTTCTTACATTTAGAATGATTATTGCATTCTTTAGCGTATTTGAGATTCCAATTCATTATTCGTCTTTCAAATCTTTTAATGAGAACGTAATA